CATCAATACCTAATAAATTTGCAACACCCTGTGCAATATTACCAACCACATTAAAAAGTCTTGAGGTATTTTGTGATCTTGCTGAAGTGGTATAGTTAGGTGCATATGTTGAATATGATAATAAGTCGTACAAAACATTTTTTTGACCACTACCCATATGTTCAATAAACAAATCTGATGGTTTTCTAGATGGTGTTGGTCGTCTACTTATACCAATTAATGAACCGAGAGCACCTGTTACATCTTGTAAAAGTCTACCAACTCCTGTATTTGCTACAGGTCTTACATTAATTGGGTTTTGTGGGTCAGTTAAATAATCACCCGGAATGTCAGAAAACGGTAACTCAACACCAGATGCAACTTGTACAAAGTCAATTATTTTACCCGGTAAAGTTTTACTTACAGTAATTTCATAATTTGGTGCAACCAGTGGTTCTCTACCACTAATGATATTTGATGCTGTTGATATACTACCGTTTAATGCGTCACTAAGTCTATCTCGTCCATTTGTTACACGTTCTATATTTCGTGCAATTCTAGAAAAAACAGGACCACTATTTGTTAACAAGTGAGTTCCCGCAAACTTCATCAATTCTGATTCATTAGTTAAATTCTGTTGTCTGAATACACTAATTAAATTATGATTCTGTAATTGAAAGTAGGGGTATAAATTAAGATTTGCCCTTCTTGGTATTGTTCTAATATCCTCAGTTACATTGAAATTTGTTGGTTTATAAACATTGTTTGTTTGTGGTACCCTTAACATTTCACCTCTGTTATCGTCTACATCACCCGGATTTACATTCGGAAAATCCCTTAAACTTCGAATCGCATAATTACCTGAAGTAAAAGTTTGCGGTCCATTTGGTTTGGTAAGAGTTCTAGCTAAAATTGAATTTCGTAATTCTTTAGTAGAGTCAAAGTTTAAGTAACTTGGCATCGATTTGTTTTATCAATAAATAGATAAAAAATTAAAATGTATTTTTGATTTATTGAAAACGAAGATATTTTGTATGAGTTACTTTAGTATCTATTGATTAGGGTAGATATCCTCTAGGATTAGAGTTGTTTCCATTTACATTAACCTCAATTGGTCGTCCTTTTATTTTATCTGCTAATTGTGATAAAGAATTGGCTGATATATCAAATGTAGTTGGAGTTGTATTTTGTTGTGATTGTGTATTTTGTTGTGTTTGTGTCGTGTTTTGAGTATTATTAACATTCAATGGTTGTTGTGGTGTTCCTGATGCCCCTTTTTGCTTTTGGTCGTCACTAACCTGCGTTTGAAGTTTTGATCTGAATCCATCCAAAGTAGTTTTTAATTCACCACTAGCTTCTTCTCCCGTAACATATTTTTTCAACATGTTATTACCCAATTTAACATATTCATCCAACTCAGCACCCATTCCCCTATATGTCTTAGCAAATTCAACCTGCATCATGGCGGCGATTTGGGACACGTTTAATGCCATTTTTTGGGTTTCAGTGAATTGTTCCATGGCAATATCTCTTATATCCATCGTTTCAAATGCCTCTTGATTTTTTAAAATTGCATCCACAGCACTTTGTTCTAAATCTTCTAATTCTACTGTTTTACCTAATTGTTCTTGTAAAATAGCGGGTACTTCAATGACCATTTTACCATCTTTACCCATTCTAGCTATATTTGTTAAAAACTCCTTTTCCTTTTCATCTACAGATATACCTGCACCCATTAAATCTGCAGCTGCGGATGTTCTTTCAGCAGCAGCAATAGCCATATTTGATAAGTCTTGGTAACTCATACCAAGTTCATCTGCCATAGCTCTTGCTCTTCTAAGGTTAACACCCGTAATTTCAAATTTACCATTTTCTTCACTATATACCGCCAAAGATTCTGCAGCACCAATTAAAGCGTCTTGTAATCCTTCGACATTATTTGTAGCCATGTACATCATTTGAAACGGATCTCCCAAGGAACCAACAGCACCACCTAATACTTGTAAATTTGCCGCTAAGTCAATTGCCTTTTCAGGTGACATTACTTTATCTGCTAAATCAAAGACATTCTGCATGTTCATTCTAAATTCAATAGACTTTTGAACCATTCGATTTAAACCCTGAGTACCGTTTTCAAACCCATATTGGTTTAGTTTTCCAATATTTTTATTTAGTTCTTCAGTAGTTCTTCTGGAATTTAATCCTAATGTAAGTGATGATTTACCCGCCTCATTTATATTTTCTAATGTCTTTTCAGCTCCAATACCAACTAATTCAAATTGTCTAAGTACTGGACCCATCTCTTTCATATCACCAATAAATGCCCTTGATGTTACTGCCATGTTTTCCATGATAGATTCGTTCATAATGAAAAATCTTCCAGTTTCTTTTGTTGCAGAAATAGCGGTATCGGATAAATCACTAAATGAATAACCCATACCTTGTACACCATCAAACGCTTCTACAATATTATTTCTATAATTTCTAGATAACTCACCCCCAATTCCAATTTGAGCATTTAATTGATTTCTTAATTTAACTTCATCACTTAGTATTTTCTTCATACCATCAAAAAGATTACCTAGTCCTGTGGTGAATAAACTAGTTAACCCATCTTTTAAAGGTTTACTACCAAAAAGTGCGGTTCCAATAGTTATTGCAGCATCTGCAATTTGGTCGGCACCAATTAATTCTTGAGCAGCCTCGGCACTTATCATTCCATATCCAGTGGTAAATCCCTGTGTTGTAACCGGCTTAGGTCTACTTCCAGTTAGGTCTTTTGGTGCAGTTGGAGTTAGGTCTACATTTTTATAATATGATTGTTTTGCTGCGATAGTTTCAGGAGAAGCATTTGCATCAACATTTTCTCTGTAATATTTTTCAAATCCATCTGGATTGTTTCTTGCTAAGTCTTGTAATCTCTTATTATCTGCTGCCATACCAATAAATACTATTTAGGAGTGTTTTCTATTTCAATCATATAATTGATATAATACCTCCTAATGTAGATGGGCATACGAAGGACATCACTATATGAAAATCCTCTTTTAACTAAAAATAAAATTTCGTCTAATTGTCCCTTACTATAGTCCGTAGAAAGGGCGAAAAAATTCAACCCCGAATCCAATTTCAACTTGGATGTCTTCTCCTGACGGGGTCTTTACTGTTTTCTTTAAATCTAATGATGGTTTATTTTCTTTTACAAATTTTCTGAAATCTTGTGAGTCTTTAATTGGTAAATTTTGAATAAAATTATGAATACTCATCATTTCTTTATTTCCACCAACAGATTTTATCATCATCTCCAATTCCTTGGTTACTAATGGTGCAACTCCATTACCATTCCAACTTTTTTCAATTTCCTCTAAATCCTTTTGTTGTTTTTTAGTTAAAAATTTAAACGTAACCCCAACTTTAGATTTTTCCATAAAAAATGCAAATTCCCCATTTTCATTTGGAGTTAAAGTAAATTCTTTAAATTTTATTTCACTTAAATCTACCTTACTTGTGAATCCTTCATTGGTTTTTGGGTCAGTTACATAAACATTAAACTCAGAACCAAAGGCGGTATTTCTTAAAAAAATTAATATGGCTTGTCTGTCCTCATCAACCAAATCATCAACACTAATATCTTTATCTAAAACTTTTCTTTTTAAAAGTTCATCTACCACAGTATTACTTTGAATAAGATTTTGTGCCGATAAAATGTTTTCATCAGATGCGGTTAGATATGCAACTCTCACTGATTTTTTTTGAGATGTGTAATGAATACCTCTACTTGGTAATTCAACAACATCATACGCAATTGTTGGGTCTACTACGAATTGTTCCATAAAATATAATATAATTAATAACTACTTGATTGTAAAGTTTTAAAACAAAAAAGGTATCCTTTTGAGATACCTTTCTTTGACAGATTTTTTATTTTAGTAAACTTGGATACATCTATCCATTCTTAAACCACAAGTGATAGTTGCCAATTCATCTCTTGAATAATCCAAATCACCAAAGTTTAAGTTGGTAATGAATGTACCTTGAAGAATCCATTTTTCAACCACAACACCAGTTGGGTCTAACATTTCAATTTCAATATCTTTTTTATATCCAGCAGCATATCCCATTCGACCAGTAACTGATTCCGCATGTAAACGGAACCATTCCATTAATGCTTGAGATGCTGAAGGACCAATTGGGTCTTTAAATGTTACTTGCATTTCTTCCCATTCAAATCTACCAGCAACATACGTTGATGTATTCAAGAAAGGGATTGGGACTGAGTTAATTTTTGCTTTAGGTCTTGAAGCGGATGTAACATACCATTCGTTAATTCCCAAAGTTGATGGAAATCTAACGATGAATCGGTTTTGTCTTTTCGGTTCGTAAGGAACCGGCATTTTCATTAATAAATCTGCCATTTTGTATTTGTTAAGTTTTTTGTTATTTTCTTTCTTATAAATATACTCAAATCAAGAAATATTTTTTTTTTACGAAAATGATTCAATTTACTTGATTTTGTGAAAAATTTTCGTTAGTTTTTTACTAGTCCCAGTATCCAGTTCCAGAATATTCCTTAACTTATTAATAAATACTAGTATATCTAGTTTAATATAAAACTAGTCTAGTATTAATATAATACTGGGCAACTATTAAAAAATAAAAGGGTCCCATTGGGACCCTTCTATTTTATTTATTTTTTTATTAGATATTATCAAATGATGCTCCTGTAGGAGTAATGATGAATTCAACATCAATAAATTCAAGAGAACGTGTAGGTTTTACATAAATTTTTCCTCTAAGTGTGTTTGCATCAATATCTTCTGGATCGTTTGATACTGTTACACGGAAGTCAAATAAACCTCTTTCTTTCTTAATTGACTCAAGAATTGGATTTACCAATCTCAAGAATTCATTTCTAACTTGTTCGTCATTTTGTTCAAACAACAATCTAACTGCTACCGCTGAAATTAACTTTCTAGCTCTCAATAATAGTCTTCTTACGTTGATTCTATCAAGTGCGGACTCTCTAACCTGAAGGGTTTTGTTACCCCAAATAATTGTTCCAGTATCAGAGAATGTTGCAATTGGGTTGATTCTGTTTTTGTAAAGGTCATCTCTTTCATCAAGAGTTAACTTTTTGTACGCTTTAACCGCATTTACCAAACCTCTTGAGTAACCCGCCACAGCAAACCATGGATAAGAAACGTTATCGGTTAATGCGATGTTTTTAAGAACTTCACCTGTTGGTGGGAGATACAACTGAGTTGCATTATCACCATCTCTTACCTGAATCCATGGCCAGTAGGTTGCGGAATAGTTACTATCCAATGCAACAGAATCCAAATCATCAATTACCTCTTCCGCAGTTGTTTTATTTGGTGAGTTAATTATATAAAGTGAATCTGCTCTATCATTTTCAATCATCTCAATTGCTTGAGTTACTAATGAACTATGGTCAAAGAAGTTAATACCCGGTGTTGCGAACACGTTAATATCAATTGCTTCAGGGTTT